CCTGGAATACAAGCAACTTCACAACAGGGTACACTAATATTAAATGCACAAGTTAACGTAACAGGGTTGTCTTCTACAGCAGAACGTGGTACAATAACTGCAGCATTCCCAGGATACGGATTAAATCCTTGGGGTCAAGGAAGATGGGGTTCATAAATGCAGTTTACATACGTACAACTTAAACAAGCTATTATAGATTTTACAGAGAATGATTCTACTGAATTAACTACAGCAACAGGATCTGGTATTGCGCCTATTGATGTGATTGTGGGATTAGCAGAAGAAAGAATGTATCGAGAGATAGATTTCACTAATGCTCAATTTACTACCACTTTGACAATATCAGCTAATAGCAATACTACAGCAGTTCCTCAAGATTTAATATATGTTAGATGGGTCAGAACACAGAATGGTGACTGGGTATACGAAAAGGACGAATCGTTTATACGAGAGTATTGGCGTGCCCCCGCTACCACATCAGGTGACGATCCAGCATATTGGGCTTTTAGTAAGACTAATAAAAGCTACACGTCTAGTAATAGACACATGAATTTTTTATTTGCTCCGACTCCCTCGGTTGACAAAACCATTGAGATCAGTTATAATATACAACCAACAGGTCTTTCATCGTCACAAACAAATACCTATTTAGGAGATTATTGTGGAGATGCTTTACTATATGCTTGTTTATTAGAGTCAGGCAACTTTATGAAAGTTGATCAGGGACAAATGCAAAGATGGCAGCAATTATACGAAAGAGCTGTTCAAACACTGGCTACTGAAGAGCAAGTAAAAATGCGAAATTCTACCCTAATGCAGGGAGAATTAAACGAAATGCAAAGAACAACAAAAAATAGATACTAATTAAAGGAGAATCTAAATGGCAATTACATCAGCAATAGCAACTAGTTTTAAAGTTGAGATTTTAAAAGCTGTCCACAACTTTACAAACAGTTCTGGAAATACTTTTAAAGTGGCTCTTATTAAAGCAAACGCTTCGCAATCAGGTACTTATGGTGCTGCCACAACTTCTTACACAACTGTAACTGGTAACTCAGATGAGCTTGCTAATGGTAATGGATACACAACAGGTGGTTATACTCTAACGAATACTACACCTTCATCTACTAGCACAACAGCTCACTTGACATTTTCTGCTAACGCACAATGGACATCAGCTACATTTACTACAAGAGGTTGTATAATTTATAATGACTCGGCTTCTGGTGATCCAGCAGTTATGGTTATTGATTTTGGCGCAGACTATTCTGTATCAGGTGGTACATTTGAAATACAATGGCCTACTAATGATAATTCAAATGCGATTTTAAGAATAGCGTAAGGAGTTAAATTATGGCATCGAACTGGTCTAATCTAGGCTTGAGGTTAATGACCACAGGTGAAAATGATAACACCTGGGGTGGACAGACTAATGATAACTGGAATAGAATGGAAGATTCTACTGACGGTTATATGTCTGTTGCGTTAAGCTCTACATCACATACAGCGACATTTACTACACAACCTACATCTTATGCAGATGAGGAAGGAAGACAACGTGTCATTAACTATACAGGTTCTCCAGGGGGCACGTGTACGGTAACACTTCCTAACATTGAAAAGGTATATGTAATAAGAAACAACACTGACCAATCGTTAATACTAACAGCAGGTTCAGGAGCAGCGACAGTAACTCTTGCATCTGGTTTTGATGCTCAAGTTTATGTAGATGGTTCTGATGAAGTAAACAATTGCTTTGATCAAATGACAGGTTCTGTGCCTACAACTTCACAAGTAGTTACAGCATTATCGGGAGCTACGCTAACAGGCGCTCTAACTATTGATAATGATCTTACACTTCAAGGGGCAGCGGCTAATATAGTATTTGATGAGTCTGACAATGCTTTAGAATTTGCAGATGATGCGAAAGCTACATTTGGTGCTGGTGCTGATTTACAAATTTATCATGATGGTGCAAATTCAAACATAAGTGATGTAGGTACTGGAAAATTAGTATTAAGAAGTGATGGTACTGGAGTTGATATTAATAAAGGTAGTTCTGAAAATATTGCTAAATTTATTGTTGATGGTGCTGTTGAACTTTACCATGACAACTCTAAGAAATTTGAAACAACATCTAATGGAGCAACCATAACAGGAGATTTAGCTAACACATCTGGTAATTTCGTTCTTAATGTTGGTGGTAATATTAATCTAGATGCAGATGGTGGAGATGTTGCGTTTATGGATGCTGGAACAGAGTTTGGAAGAATTTATAATAACTCTAGCAGTTTAGCTATGTACTCTCCAATTCAAGACGCAGATATAAGAATACAAGGCAATGATGGTGGGTCTGTAATTAACTGTGTAACATTTGATGTATCAGCTGCGGGGGCAGCTACTTTTAACAATAACGTTACAGCGTACTCGGATGAAAGATTAAAGACAGATATTAAAACAATTGAAAGTGGTTTAGATAAAGTTTCTCAAATGAGAGGTGTAACTTTTAAAAGAGATGACGAATTAAATAGTGGTGTGATTGCTCAAGAGCTTGAAAAAATAGCTCCTGAATTAGTAAAGACTGCGGATGATGAGATGGGCACTAAATCAGTTGCTTATGGTAACATGGTAGGATATCTTATTGAAGCGGTAAAAGAATTAAAAGTAGAATTAGAAAACCACAAGAAAAATTGTCATTGTAAAGAGGAGTAGTACATGGCATTACCTAATAGCGGCGCGCTCTCATTAAATCAAATTCACGTCGAAGCAGGCGGCAGTAGTGGCAGCACAGCAAGTATAAATGATTCAGATATTCGGGATTTAATTGGTAAAAGTTCTGGGGCACAAATGTCATTTAATGAATGGTATGGTGCAAGCAGCGTTACAAATATAAGTCAAACTATTTCTTCAAGCACAAACAATTACAATATAGCAAGTAGTAGACCTGGTACTTATAGTGCAGGAAATACTCAATTTACATTAACTGTTAACCCTGGCGTTACTATAGGAACTAATAGTACATCAGGGACTTCTCTAACTATGGGGTCACCATGGAGTAGTGGTGATACTGTAACAATAAATAATTATGGCAGCATAAAAGGTGGAGGAGGAAACGGCGGAACAGGTGCTTCTTCTGGTTTCCAAGGAAGTAATGCATCAAGTGCTGGAGCTACGGTCAATGGAGCTGCTTTAACTTTAACTTACCCTGTAACTATCGGTAACTATGGATCTATCTATGGTGGCGGTGGAGGCGGAGGTGGTGGTGGTACTAGAACTTTAGGATCACAATTTGGTAAATTAGGCTCATCATTCATGATCTCTGGAGGAGGTGGTGGTGGTGGGGCTGGAGTCAACGCTGGATCAGGTGGAGCAAGAGGACCTACTGCTGGAACAAACATGGGAAATTTGGCAGGGGGCCAAGGTGATCCAGGTGCTGCAGGTTCTGCAAATGCAGGCGGCGCAGGCGGAATTGCGAGAGGTCAAATGTTATTTAGTACACAAAATCTACCTGTAAACGGAGGAGCAGGCGGTGGCTTAGGCCAAAATGGAAGTGCAGGTAATATGACTCCATTCCCAGGACCAAGCACTATGCCATTTGGAGCAGTTACAAATTTTAATAGTTTTAATCCTTCACCAGCAAGTTCTGGCGGAACTAGAGGATATTACATTAGTGGAAACCCATATGCAACATGGTCACCACAAGGAACTGTAGGGGGCAGATCAGCATAATGAAAGACAAAAAATATAAAGTATATGTGGCAGATTATAATCCAGAGGAAAGAACTTTATTATGTTCTTTCTCAAGTCAAGATACTAAAAAAGATGCAAAGGATTATCAGTCATATAGTTATGACTTAACTATATATAAAGATAAAACACCTGAAGATATAATTTTAGAAATAGCTAGGCAAGGTCCTACTATTTGTAAAGATATAGAAGACAGAGAGCAATATGCTATATCAGATGAAGAAGATGAAATATTAGAAAAACTAGAAGGAAAAGAATTTGAGTATACTCATCAAGAGTTATTTCCTACTATGTATATGAACCCTAAAGAAATATTTTTAAACGGAGAACCATCAGCAAATCCTGCTTCTGATTCACCAGAGGTAGATCCTATACCTGAAAGTCAAATACCTTCAGAAAAAAGCGAGGAAATATGAGTTTAAGGTTTGATGCGGAAATTGGTATGATAAAAAAGTTAGATCAAAACTTGCAGATATCTTTTGGACATCATGATTTAAATCCAGACAAAAATAAAACAGGGGCACTTTTATATCGTACTACAAAAGAAGATAGAGCACATATTGAATTAAGAGATATAAGTCATCCTGATTCAGACAAGTTACGTAGGAATGTTGGAAGCTATACTCTTTGCAAAGGAAAAATAAAAGCAATGTGGAAGTGGACTGAAGAGGATGGAATTACTGAAAACGATGTAAATATATTTAAAGCATATCATGAAAACTTAACTTGTTCTCCAATGTTTAATTTTAGTTATGATATGGCAGCAAGAACGTGTCATATTGATATAGAATATTCTCCTCACTATACAGATTGGGAAGAGCAACCTTGTTTATGGGATATAGATAGTACTGAAGGTGGTATAGAGTGGAAATCAGATGACGTTGAAATGCTTTGTATGATAAGAATTAAAGACATAACTGCATGGGATGTAAGACAAAGAGATTTATTACCTGGAGAAGAAACTACTGTAGAAAAATCAGGCAATGAA